TCCGACTTGTAATATTCGGCCACCGGGTCGATCGGTGGACGGTCTTCCTTGATGTCCTGGCGGGAGACGCACGGCCCGCCGTACTTCGGCGACAGCGGCGCGCCCTTCTTGCCAGCGGCGCGGCGCTCGATAGCGGCGGCCTCGTCGGCGGTGGTCGGGATAGGCTCGGACTTCTTCATGGATTCCTCCTGTGGTGGGTCAGCGGGCGGCCAGCTGCTCGCGGTGGGCATTCAGCTCGGCCAGGGTGGTCTTCTCGATGCGGCCGGTGTTCAGGCTCAGGCCGCAGCGCTTACCGTCGACGTCGGCGATACAGTCCAAAGCGCCGTTGCGGTGTGCGTACTCGACGTGGAAGTAGTCCCAGCGGCCGCCGGGGTGGATGCGCTGGCGCACGATGTCGCCCGGCCTGATGTCATTCATCGGTTTCTCCATTCGCGGGGAGTTGGCCGGCCACCAGGTCGACAGCGTCTGGTGCTGGGCGCCGAGCCCGGTTGCGCGCCTGGTGCATGCGCTGGGACAGCGTGCGGTTGTCGTTGATGATGACTTCCTGCTGTACGCGATCGCCGTATTCTTTCGGCAGGACCCGGGCTGCTTCCCACTTGATCGCGTCCATCATCAGTCGGGCCCGGGCAGGATCGATGCGGGTGTTCTTGGCGATGTCGTGCATGTCCTGCACTCGGCTGCGCACGTATTCTTCGCGCGCGTGCGCGTGAAGTTTCTTTAAGTCCGGGTTTTCCCCAATGCGCTTGACCACGTTGGCATAGCCGCGCTTGGACTTTTTGCAACTTTGTTTGAGGGTGAGTCCGTCCGCCAGGCGCTCGATGATCTCGATGATGTCCTGGTCGGTGAGTGCGACAGCGCCGGCGGTACGGACCACGGATTAGCCCTTCTTCGGGCCGGCGATGATGCGCAGGGCGCAATCGGTGAACTGCGGCAGCAGACCGTCGATCTTTCCGGCGGCTTTCAGGAAGCGGCGCTTGCGCACCTGGACGTCGCGCGATTTCGTCGCCTCGGCCAGCATGAACTCGGCGGCCAGCACCTCGGCGCGCAGCAGCGGCAGGCAACCGTGCAGCATGGTCTTGATGTCGCCGGCGTCGACGACAGCCTGGGCGGCGAGCTGGTCGGGCGTCAGTGCCGGCACTGGGGCGGCGTCGGGCTGGGCGGTGGGGGCGTTCAGGGCAGCGGTGTTCACGGTTGGTCCTCCGGTTGGTTGGTCAGGGAAATCGGCGTGTGCAGCAGCAGCACCTTCCATCGCGCGATGGTCGACGCGCGGCGGGCATAGGTGCAAATCTTCTGTACGGTGATGTACGGGACGCCGAAGTGCTCGGCCAGCTGGTCGTAGGTCCAGCCCTCGGTCTCGTGCTTTTCGCGCATCTGGTCGACCTGGGCGTCGGTCAGCTTGGCGTTCGGGTGGGTCTCGCCGATGCGCAACCCGTTTTCGTCAACCGCGATGAACACTTTGCGGCTGGTGGTCGGGACGATCTGGTCGCTGTCCTCGACCTGAAGTGGGATTCTGGAGCCCATCGGAAAATTCCCCTAGTCATTGGAATTGGGAAATTTTACCGCTTGCGAACAGGAAATAGTGTGGGTTATTTGCGTAATCCGCAGAAAAACTGGCAGATAATTGCGCGGCGCGCAAAATCTGCCTACTTCTCATGCTGCTTCGGGTAGCTGCTCGAGCTGGCGCGCAAGCGAGAGGATCGCCAGCGCGTCGGCCTCGTTGCTGTCCTTCGGGCGGAAGCCTTTGGCGCGCGCTGTCTCGCACATGGCGGCTTTGTCAGCGTTGCCCTTGCCGGTCCAGTGCTTCTTCACGACCCCGACGCCGACCGGGCGCAACGGCACGTTGTTCGCTGCGCACCACATCTCCAGGCAGGCGAGAAAACCGCCGTACACGTGCGCCGCAAGCGTGCCAGCGTGCTGCTTCACGTCCTCGTAGTAGACCGCGTGGATCTCGCCGCCGGCGACGCGCTGCTCGTTGAGGAAGGCGCGGAACTTCAGCCAGCGCTGGCCAGCCGCTTCCATGCGGCGCGGTGCGAAGTTGTCGCTGCCGCTGGTGACCATGCCGGCGCGCGAGCAGCGGGCCCAGCCGGTTTGTGTGCCGATGTCGATGGCGAGGATGTTCATGGTTCAGGTTTTCCCTTGTGGTTGTGGTTTTGTCAGTTCTCGGCCGCCAGCGCGTCGCGCGCCGTCTGCACGGTCGCCGGCGTCAGCTTCTCGCCAGCGGCTTCTCGCTCGAGCAGGCGCCGGGCCCATGCCAGGCGATCGACCGGCGCCGGACGGTTCATCACGGTGCTGACGATCTTCGCGATTGCGGCCTTTGCTGCGGTGGGCGAAGTGGTCGAGTGGCCTGGGGCAGCGAGCTCGAACACTGGTTCGGGGATGGGTTCGAGCGTGTCCTTGTCCAGCTGCTGCTGCAGCACGGTTTCCCAACGAGGACGGACAGCGCTGAACGCCTGTTCGCGCAGCTCCTTGCGCATCGACCATGCGGCCCAGAAGACGGCAGGGTGCGACCAGGTGCCGAACTCGCCCTTGCCGCGCGCTTCGAGACCAGCGACGGCTTCGTAGTAGGCCTTAATCGGGTCCAGCGTGGGGCGGCAGGCCTGCATGAATTCGGCCACGCTGGGCGGCCAGCCAAAGCGACGGCGGCATTCGCGCAGGCCGACCTTCACATCGTGCGGCGTGATGCCTTCTTCTTCGAAGGCTTCGACCCAGCTTTCGGCCCAGTTGTCGATGGCCTGCTGGTTCTTGAAGTTCTGGCGCCACTTGCCCGGGTAGGCGCCATCCAGGCGGTTGAACAGGTGGTCGATCAGCGAGATGCCCAGTTCGGGCATCGGATCGAACCAGCGGGAGAAGGGGCGCGTGCTGGGCGCCGAAGGCAGCTGGTCCGGGAATTCGGCGAGGTCGTTCATGATGCTTTCCGGTTGCGGTTGACGTGGGCGACAGGGTCGAAGGGCTCAGCACGAGCATGGCCGTTCAGCTGGTGCGGAGGTGTGGCGCCGGCCGCTTTCAGCTCGGCCGCTTCCTTGGCCCAGCGCTCGAGGATCGACAGCACGTAGGCGGTCGGGATGGACTCGTTCGGCTTCGCCTTCTTCGCGGCTTCGCAAGCGGCCTGGACCGACTCGACGGTCACACCCTGGCCGGCCAGCGCGATCAGGCGCAGGTCGCCCGGGTTCGAGTTGATGCCGAAGGCGCGCATAGCCTTGCTCAGCAGTCCAACGGGCGTCGGCTCGATTCCATCCCCCGCGCCCGACTCCGTTTGAGCAGTCGAGCGGGGATCGGAGTCAAGGGTTTTAGTAGTTAACTGTCCCTGTCCCTGTCCCTCTCCCTGTCCCTTGGAGTGGTTTTCACCGGTGACACTGCCGCCTTGTCCCTGCGACAATGGCGGATTGTCGCTAGGGACAAACAGCGGTTGTCCCACGGGACAGCCTGCCTCCATCCACGCGTCGAAATCAGGGAACGGGATGCTGGTTTTGTGGCGCTCGTTGTGCTTCTTGATGCGCGCACACTCGGTTTTCAGGCGCTGTCGCAGCTTCGCCAGCCAGGCCTCGTTGGCTTTCTCGGCGACGACTGGGTGATACAGGCGGCCGTCTGCGCATTTCACCCAGCCGCGCAGCGCGCCGTCGCGCACCTTCTGCCATTCCTTGACCACGCGGCCGTAGCCGGCGTACTGCGCCAGGACCTTGTCGTCGTCAGGAAGGGATGCGGCCGGCACCTGGTGCCAGGATGCGCACCACAGCAGCACAGCACAGCGGAACTCGTCGGCCTCGGCGGTCACGGCCAGGTCGCTGTCGCGCAAGCGCACGACGTCGAGCGGCATGAAGGCGAAGTCGCGCAGGTCGCAGTCGGCAGGGGTGAGCGGCGCTGGCAGGGAGATGTCGGCGGGCTTCATGGGTTCACCTGCGCAAACAGGCCAGTGCGATCGAGCGCGCGCGAGGCTGCAGGGTTCAGCCACAAACACTCGGTGCGCATCGCTGTACCACGAGCAGCCGAGATCCGGGCCTCAGTGCTGGCCATAGCCCAGCCCTGCAGCGCGCCCAAGTACAGCGCGCTCGAGTATCCGGACAACACGACCATACCCTTCACGGCCTGCAGCTTCTCCAGCAGCTGGACGTGGTCTGCGTCCTTCATCTCGCAGTCGTAGTAGCGGCCATGCTTGGCGCCCACGTTGCGGGTGTCCATGACATAGGGCGGGTCGACGTAGAACAGCGTGTCCTCGGCATCGTGCTGGTCGATGATGCCCAAGGCCGGGCGGTTCTCGATCATCACGCCGGACAGGCGCGCACATACTCGAGCGAGCGATTCAGGGAAGCGCGCCCACAGCTGCTGCGCCGTGCCGTGCTTGCGACGGGTGTCGATGCGAAAGCCGGTCGTGCCCTTCGTGGCGCCGGCAGAGCCGAACCCCATCTCGGCGCGAACCAGGGTGCGGCGTGCACGTTCGATCGGGTCGTCCGTGGATTCGTAGGCGGCGTCGAATTCGTCCCGGGCGTAGGGGGTGAGCAACAGCAGATGAATCAGCCGATCGCACTGCGCTGGATCCCGCAGCACGCGGAAGACGTTGACGATGTCGCCGTCCAGGTCGTTGTACACCTCGGCGTAGGCGCGCTCCTTCTGTACCAGGACGCCGGCCGCGCCGCCGAAAGGCTCGACGTAGCAGCGGTGAGGAGGAAAGTGGCGGATGACCCATGGCGCCAAGCGGAACTTGCCGCCGTGGTAGCGCAGCACCGGGCGGGCCGGCGCCTCGATCGCGCTCAATCGCAGGCCTGCAGCCGCGTCAACATCAACGGCGGCGGCCAGCGCAGAATCAACGATGGGGGAAGATGTGCCTGGCGCGCAGGCGGTAGAAAAATTCGTCATGGCGGGCATTCCTCCGCCAGCTGCTGCAGCTGATTCCCGCGTGCGCGGGAACGCTCGATGCGGCGCTGGTGCCAGCCGTACTGCCAGTCCTTCCGGGCCGACACCCAAGGGTTCATGCCATGGTCGTCGACGCCCAGGCCGCGGTCGAACGCGTCGGCGCCGAGCTCGCGCATGATCTCAGGCGTGATGAGGCGAATAGACAGGTCCATCAACGCACCCCCGCATCATCAATCACGCGGCGCAGGTGCTGGCGCGCCCGGAATTCCTTGCGCTGCTTGTCCAGGTTGCGCTTGTCAGCAATCGCATCCTGGTCAGCGCGCCTCCAGGTCCTAGCCTGGTCGGCGATCTTTTTATCCGGCGTTGCCGCTCCGGTCTCTTGGTCTTGCATGTGATCCTTCCGTTCTAATCGGGTGCTGCCCAGGCAAGGGCGCGCGGTTTGAAATCGCCCTTAAAGACGCAGGCGGCCACAGCCACCTGCAGCGATGGCCCGGCCGGGGAAGCGCACCGCGTGGCCATGCTGATGGCCATGCCGCGGCCGTTCGCTATGGCGTTTCTCCACGGTACGATTCGTCTCCCGGCGGATGTGTCCGAAGACGAGGTCCCGTACGAACGGCGCGACCTGGGCGCCGCAGAATTTCCGCAGCTGGTCCTGCTCGACGTCGTTCAACGGGACCTTCAGGGTTTTCTGGCGCTTCAGGTTCGGCTTGGTGGTGCTCATGGTTTTCTCCTAGTGATGCGGCGGTTCAGGACTTCGGTGGTGCTGGGCAAATGCCCCTGTGCAACAAAATGGGCGCAAAAAAACCGCAGGATTTACTGCGGCTGGGATTCAGGATGCTGGGCATCAAGTGGTACAGCCATGTAGCGCTGCGGGTACAGGATCTCCACTTCGGTGATCTCTTCGTCGAAGTGCTTGACCAGCTTCTCAGCCAGCTCGGGGGAGGCGTTTTGCTTGGCGTTTTCGATGCGGGAAAGGTTGCCCGGGTCGGTCTGCACAGCGCGGCTGACCTCGACAATGGTCTGGCCCTTGCGCTCGCGGATCAGGCGAAGAGGAGATTTCATGTTTTTCCTGTGGAATGTTTTGCGTGTAGCGCATATTAACGCCGGTGCAAAATTTGCGCAACACGCTTTGCGCACGTCGCAAACTTCCATCAACATCTATGGATGACTGTGGGAACTAATATTCGGATGCTTCGCAAGAAGCGAGGGCTGACCTTGAACCAGTTGGCCAACGAGATCGGCAGCGACGTCGGCAACCTGTCGCGCGTCGAGCGCGGCATGCAGGGGTACAGCGACCAGATCATCACTAAGATTGCGGGGGCGCTCAACGTGCCCCGGGCGGCACTGTTTGCGGAGACCGAACAGCAGCTGGACGTCATGCTCGCAAGCGACGACAAGCTGCTGCTGATCGAGCTCAAGAAACCATCTCAGCAAGGCTTCGATGAGAATGTCGCCCCGGCCGTCGCCGGCGTGCGGCCGATCCCAGTTATCTCGGCCGTTCAGGCCGGGCAGCTCAAGGACATGGAAAACCCCTATTCGCCAGGGGACGGTTATAGCATTGAATATACGGATCAGAAGTTGTCACGCTGGGCATTTGCATTAGAAGTAGAAGGCGAATCGATGATGCCTATTTTTAAGCCAGGTGACCGGCTTATTGTCGATCCGGATTTGGCACCGCAACCGGGCGATTATGTGATTGCCCGTAATGGAAGCGATCAGGCGACATTTAAAAAATATCGCCCTCGTGGTATCGATTCAAATGGCGAAATGATTTTCGAGCTAGTCCCGTTAAATGACGATTACCCAATAATGCGAAGCGACACTGAGCATTTGATCGTCATCGGGGTTGTGACTGAGCACCGAAAGAAACTGAGAAGGGTATAAGAGTGAAAAACGGTCTTACGATCGCCGCATCCCTAGCCATTCTGGCCGGTTGCGCTGCACAGCAAGTAACTCAGCCAGCCGCAACGGAGGCCGAAAAGCGTGCGGCCGTCGCTGCTTATTCGAACTGCCTGATTCCTTATGCAAAACGTTTGGATGATGGACGATCGGATGCTAAAACAATTGCTCAAGCAATGCGTGGTGCGTGTCCAAAAGAAATTGGAGCAGTTTATGAAACTGCATCACGTGGCGAGAATAATGCTGTGAAAGAAATGATGCGGCAGCGTTTTGGCTCTCTGCAGGATGATCTTGCACTTCAAGTTGTTCTCGACGTGCGCCATTCCCAGGCGAAGTAATGGGATCTGGAATACCGTTCATTCCCGGTACCAGACAGTTTCGCATCAACGTTTCTTCCAACATTTCCCAGCTGGCCAGTTTGGTTGACCTGGTCGGCCCACGGCGCCAGGAACGCCTGAACATCAAAGTGCGCGCCCAGCTGGTGCTGCAGGATGCGGATCCGCTGGTGCTGGTCTTGATCCAGCAGCGCGAAGTCGGCTACCTGTCGAGCTCGGATGCGCAGGCGCTGCACCGCATAGTCCGGTACGGCGTGCGCAGTCCTCATGAAGCATTCGAGTGCGCTGCGCTCATACATGGGACGGTAGACCAGCTCGGCGTTCGGCTTGACCTCCCTATAGAAGACTGAATCCATCTGAACTTTATTGAAGCCCGCCGCGCGGGCTTTTTTGCGTCTCCAGCTCGAGCGCGCATCTTTCGCACGAGCACAAATTTGCGCTTGACGCATATTATGGATATGCGTAATATGCAAATCACGCAAACGAACTCAGCACTCGCTGAACCGAACTGGAGAGCTCGATGGACCGCTATGACCCTACCGAAGAAGACCGCGACGCCCTGATCGCGGACCTGGCTGGCAAGAAGCTGGCGACCCGCCTGGCGCAGCTGCGCGACGGCGACGCCACCGTGCTGCGCGAGGTGAACAACTCCGTTCTCGATTATCTCGCCAACTCTATCGACATGAGCACGCTGGTGCTGGGCGCGGCAGCGCCGGCTGCCGGCCAGGCTTCGATCGCCCAGGTGCAGGTGTTGGGCCAGACCTTCGTCGACGTGCTGCACGCCGTGCTGTTCGGTGAGGCCGAGGCTGAAGCGATCGTCGACGTGGAAACCATGGAATGCCGCCGCGCCGAGTCCCGCGACGACAACCGCATTTCGCGCGCCGAAGCCGATCGGGTAGCAGCATGACCTGCACCCACTGCAACGATACCGGCAGCCTGTCCAAGGACATCGAAGGCTTCTTCGACTGCGGACACTGCAGCGTGGCCGGAGAGCGCACCGCGCTCGAGGCCTGGGCTGACGCCAACCACGTCGAATGCTACTCGGCCGACCTGTGGCGGATCTACCAGCACGGCAAAGCAGCAACTACCGGGAGCGCCGCATGATCGCCGCCGCCCGTATCGCGCGCCGCCTGGTGCGCAAGCTCGCCAAGCCGGCTGCCCTGTGGCTGAACGCCCGGGCGCTGGCACGCGCCGAAGCGCGCGCCTAGCACTTCTACTGCCTGCGCGTCCAGTCGGTGCCGATGGAACTGGACGAACGCAAACGCCAGATCGCGCTGACTGCCCGCTGCCGCGAGATCAGCAACTGGTAACCCACCATCATCGAGGAAATGACCATGTTCCGCCACATCCTGAACCAGTACCGCCTGTCGCTGCGCGCCGGCTTCCAGCCCCGCAAGGCCATTACCCGCGCCGTGCGTACCTACGTTTTCGGCTTTTAACCCACGAAGGAAACCATGAACGAACTGACCACCCAGGGCGAACCGACGTTCTCCCTTTCCCCGCGCAACCTGGCCGAAGCCATGGAGTTCGCGAAAATCATCGCCTCTTCGGACATGGTCCCCAAGGACTACGTCAACAAGCCGGGGAATGTCCTGGTGGCGGTGCAGACCGGCGCCGAGCTGGGCCTGAAGCCGATGCAGTCGCTGCAGGGCATTTCGGTGATCAACGGCCGGCCCAGTATCTGGGGTGATGCGATGCGCGCGCTGGTTATCAGCCACCCTGAATTCGAGGATCTGCACGAGGACAAGCAAGACATCTACTGCACTGTCACCTTGAAGCGGCGCGGGCGCTCGGCTGTGGTCACCACCTTCACGATGGAAGACGCGAAGAAAGCCGGCCTGGCCGGAAAGTCGGGGCCGTGGCAGACCGCGCCCAAGCGGATGCTGCAGATGCGCGCCTTCGCCTTCGCCGCTCGCGACCTGTTCGCTGACGCGCTCAAGGGCATCAAGTCCATCGAGGAAGTGCGCGACTACCCAGACGGCGAACGCGTCGAGCACGACATCACGCCAGCACCGGCTGCCGCTGCGGTGCCGGCGCCCGCCCGGGCAGAGCTACCGGTGTGCACGCCCGAGAAGTTCATCGAGAACACCCCGGCCTGGCGCGACATGATCCTGTCCGGGAAAAAGACGCCGGCGGCGCTGATCTCGATGCTGAGCACGAAAGCGGTGCTCACCGAAGACCAGAAGCTGACGATCGACAGCTGGGCCCACGAAGGCGAATAAGGAGAACACCATGGCAACTATCCACGACCTCATCCAGGGCAGCCCCGAATGGGCAGCCTTTCGCCTCGAGCACCGCGGTGCGAGCGAAGCCGCAGCCATGCTTGGCATCTCGACGCTCATCACGCGCACCGAGCTGCTGCACATGAAGGCGACGGCCACCGCCCAGGAATTCAGCGAGTGGGTGCAGAAGAACATCCTCGACTACGGCCATCAGGTGGAAGCGATGGCGCGCCCGCTGGTCGAGGAACTGATTGGCGAAGACCTCTATCCGGTCACCTGCTCGGACGGGCTGCTGTCGGCATCCTGCGACGGCCTGACGATGGGCGAAGACGTCGCCTTCGAGCACAAGCAGTGGAACCAGGCGCTGGCCGACGCGATCGCCGCCGGCCAGCTGCCGGACGAGTACATGCCCCAGCCTCAGCAGATCATGATGGTCACCGGCTGCGCCAAGGTGATCTTCGTCTGCTCGGACGGCACCCGCGACAATTTCGTGTACCTAGTCGTGCTGCCGGATCCGGTCTGGCAGGAGCGCATCCGGGCCGGCTGGGCACAGTTCGAAGCCGACCTGGCCACGTACCAGCACGTGGAAGTCCTGCCGGCGCCGGTGGCCGCCGCGGTGCAGGACCTGCCGGCGCTGTCGATCCGCGTCGACGGCCAGCTCACGTTGAACCACAACCTGGTGGTCTTTGGCGAGCGCCTGCAATCGTTCATCGCTGACATCGACACGAACCCGAGCGATGACCAGGCCTTCGCCGACGCCGAGCAGGCCATCAAGGTAATGGAGCGTGCCGAGACCGCGCTGGGCGCCGCCGAGGCCTCCGCGCTGGGCCAGGTCTCCGCCGTCGACGAGATGGTGCGCACGGTGGCCAGCTACAAGGAACTGGCCCGTAAGACCCGCCTGATGCTGGAAAAGGTGGTCAAGGCGCGCAAGGAAACGATCCGCGTCGAGATTCACCAGGCCGCCAAGGACAAGGCAGCGGCGCACATTGCTGCGCTGAACGCGCGCCTCGGCAAGCCGTACATGCCAGCCGTGCCGGTCGACTTTGCCGGCGCCATGAAGGGCAAGAAGACCGTGACCAGCCTGCGCGATGCGGTCGACACTGAACTGGCGCGCTTCAAGATTGAGGCGAACGCCGTGGCGGACCGGATCCAGATCAACCTGGGCATACTGCGCGAGCTCGCCGGCGCGCACGCCTTCCTGTTCGCCGACGCTGCATCGCTGGTGCTCAAGGCGTCGGATGACCTAACCGCCCTGGTGAAGATGCGCATCGCCGAGCATGAGCAGGCCGAGGCGGCGAAAGCCGAAGCCCTGCGCGCCCAGATTGCCGAGGAAGAGCGCGTGAAAGCTGAAGCGGCTGAGCGCGCGCGCGTCGCTGCCGAAACGAAGCGTCAACTGGACGAGCAAGCCGCCAGCATCGCCGCGGCGAACAAAGCAGCTGCTGCCGAACTGGCAGCCGCAAAGGCAATCCCAGAAGGTAATGACCTGTCGCCGGCAGCGCAGGCACTGCTCGAGCAAGAAGGCGCCGCGCGCTTCGCTGCCACGCATCCAGCTGCGGCTGCGGCAGTAACGCCGATTGCGGCCGCGCGCCAGGCTGCAGTACCGACCACGGCACCCACACTGCGCCTGGGCCAGATGTGCGAGCGCTTCGGCTTCACGATGACGGCCGACTTCCTGGGCTCGCTCGGCTTTGCGCCGGCCGCGACCGACAAGTCCGCGAAGCTCTACCACGAGGCCGACTTCCCCGCGATCTGCGCTGCGCTGATCCGGCACGTCAACGCCGTAGCCCAGCAGGCCAAGGCAGCGTAATGGCTGGCCTGCGCCCCTGCCTCTGGACGGTCCTGCAGTGCAAGCAGCAGGACTTCCAGCGGTTCCTCGGCGTCGACGGCGAAGAAGCCGCCGCGCGCCGGGTGAAGGAAGTCTGTGAAGTCACTACCCGCGCGCAGCTGGACCGCGACCCGGCCGCCGAGCAGCGCTGGAACGAACGCATCCGGCGCGCCTATCTGAATTACCAGCAGCAGAACCACCCTACCAACCACAACCAGGACCAGGAGATGTAACCCATGTTCGAACTGAAACAGCTTGTCAAACTTGCCAACGTGAACCCGCGCGCGGAGCTGCACGGCGAAGACCCGAAGCCCGCTTTCGACCTCAAGATCGAGGCGACCTGCCACAGCAGCGTGCTGATCCACTTCCATTCGGAGCTGCGCCAGCACCTCTTCAAAAAGGACGAGAATCCCGACCTGGTCGATCAGGTGGCCGACGAAGGTGACGGCCTGACCGTGCTGCGCTACCCGCGCATGGGCGCGATCAAATGGGACTGGGAGGGTACGGGCTATACCGCGACCATCGATTACGGCCTGGGCGGCGACAGCAATATTGTGCTGCACGACTGCAAGCTGGACCACTTCAAGTTCGAGGCCCAGAACGGCGGGTCCGTGCTGCTGACCTTCCGCATCATCGCGCACCCGGATACCGAGGACGTCGGCGCAATCTGCGAATTCATGGCGCGCGATATCGACCTGGTGCTCACGGCGCCGGAGGCAAAGACGGTAGACGACCTGTTCCCCGACAACATGCGGAATGCGGCCTGATCGTGGGCGGCGCGTACACCCGCAGCGGCCTTATCCCAGGCGGCCACACCGGCGACCAGGCGGCGCGCCGCGAAGCCTCGATCCAGAAGATCCGGGAACTGCTGACCGAAATGCCACACTCCTGCTTCGACCTGTCGGCAGCGGTCGGCATCCCGTCCAGCACCGTCTACAACTACCTGCGCACCATGCAAGAGGACGGCGAGGTGTACCAGATGGATGCGCTGGATGATCGCGGCCGGAAGACGTGGGCCGCCGATAGCGAGGCCCTGCAAGCGGCTACCGACCGGGCCGCGGCGGAGCACTCGAAGCGGGCATGGGTTGTTCCAGCGCGTCAGATTGGTATGCCGCACGATCCGCTGGTGGCGGCGCTGTTCGGGCCGGCGCAGATGGGGGCGGCAGCATGAAGCGAGACCTCATGACGATGGCTCTGGACCTGGGCAGCGAGCTGATCATCGACAACTTCGCCGGCGGCGGCGGCACCAGCACGGGCCTGGAAGCGGCCTTCGGCCGCCCGGTCGACATCGCGATCAACCACGATCCGGAAGCGCTGGCCATGCACGCTATGAACCACCCCTACACGAAGCACCTGTGCGAGAGCGTTTGGGACGTGGACCCAATCAAAGTCACCAAGAATCAGCCGGTGGCCCTGGTGTGGCTGTCGCCGGACTGCAAGCACTTCAGCAAGGCGAAGGGCGGCGCACCGGTCGAGAAGCGGATTCGCGGCCTGGCATGGGTTGCCCTGCGCTGGGCCGCGAAGTGCAAGCCGCGCGTCATCATGCTGGAGAACGTCGAGGAATTCAAAACTTGGGGGCCGGTGATCATCGACGAGCATGGCAAGGCCCGCCCGGACCCGAAGCGGAAGGGCAAGACGTTCGACAGCTTTGTCCGCCAGCTGCGCGCCCAAGGCTACACGGTCGACTGGCGCGAGCTGCGTGCCTGCGACTATGGCGCGCCGACAATCCGCAAGCGCTTCTTCCTGATCGCGCGGCGCGACCACTTGCCGATCTGCTGGCCGGCACCTACTCACGGCGCGCCAGCGACGCCTGAGGTGCTGGCAGGCCTGCTGCAGCCGCACCGCACGGCCGCCGAATGCATCGACTGGTCGTTGCCGTGCCCATCGATCTTCGACCGCAAGCGCCCCCTGGCCGAAGCCACGCTGCGCCGCATCGCGAAAGGCATCATGCGCTACGTGATCGACGCGGAGAAGCCGTTTATCGTCGGCGCCGGCGGCCCGGTCTACAGCGGCAAGCCGGTGGCGATCGACCAGCCATTCGGCACGCTCACCACCGAAAATCACCGCGCCGTGGTCGTGCCGTCGATCGTGCCGGTCACACACCAGGGCGGCGACCGCGTCGAGGCCGTGCACGAGCCGATGCGCACCGTCACCGGCGCCAACCGCGGCGAGAAGGCACTGGCGACGGCCACGCTGGTGCAGACCGGCTACGGCGAGCGCGCCGGGCAGGCACCGCGCGCCCTCGACATCGAGCGTCCGCTGGGGACCGTGGTCAGCGGCGGTAAGCATGCGCTGGTCAGCGCTTTCCTGAACGAGCACGCGAACGCCAGCACTCAGCGTGTCATCGCCGTCGACGAGCCGATGCGCACCATCTGCGGCGAGGTGAAGGGCGGCCACTTCGGGCTTGTGTCGGCCACGCTGGTGGATGCCGCGCATGGCGAGGTGTCTCCTTCGGGCGTGAAGCGCTGGGGCTTCGGGTCGAAGCCGATCGATGCGCCGCTGGGCACCGTCACCGCGAGCGGCGGCAAGGCGATCGCCACCGCTTTCCTTGCCAAGCACTACACCGGCGTGGTCGGCTCCGAGCTGGAGGACCCGATCGGCACGGTCACCAGCACCGACCACCATAGCCTGGTGGTGGCGCACGTACAGCGCGACATGGGCAAGAGCGTCGGCCACGCCGCTGACGTGCCGCTGGCGACGACGACGGCCGGCGGTGGCGGGAAGTCGGCCGTGGTCGCCAGCACGCTGGTAAAGCTGCGCGGCACCAGCAGCACCGCGGCC